TATTATTTTTAATTTCCTCAAAATATCCCTCCTCATAAACAAATATACCTAATATGGAGAGATTTAACTATATAAATTCAGGATAATCGCTTATTTATCGCTTTCTTCGCCCTTTACCTTTTCTACCTTTTTTAGCTTCCTTTTCCTGTTGTTCATCAGCATCACGCTTTATTTGTACAGCGGCTATAACAAATGCTTTTTCAAACCTCGGTAGAGCATCATATTCAGACGGCCACTTGTGCAATTTATGCAAACAATAGTAAGCGATATTTGCATCATAGTCGCCGTCTTCAATTAGTTTTTTGCTTCTTCAACTAATTCATCCATGCCAACATCAAAGCCGTTGATTTTTTGTACAGTTGCTAAGTATTCGTCATACTCACCCGGTAACAACATTTTTTTCAATAGCTCTTTAGCACCCATTACTCCGTATGATTTCTGTAGCTCCACATCATGTAGATTAGGGAATACAGTACATTTAGCAGCTAAATCAGCTAAGTATGCTGTGTAGTTTGTTTCTGGCACTAGCACACCTTTTTTACCTGGTACAGGCATGCGTTTTGTATTGTCTTTTCGTAATAGATCATCTTCATCAGATGTGATAGCTGCAACTTCCCATTCAACGGGTTTTCCATCTTGGACAAATCGTTTCGATACAACCACCTTCTCGTTCTCTGGTTTTAATGCGTTTTGTGCTAAAAATGCAGTTAAATTTGACATGTATAATCACCTTATCCTTTTTTGTTTTAATTAAAAAAGAGACTAGAATTATCTAGTCTCAAAAGCTCTATCAACACTCCATTTCTTCTTGACAATACGATAATATAGAGTGCTGTATTTGACATTTAGTTCTTCAGCCCACTGTTTAAGTGTTTGACGTTTTCCGTTATATACAATAAAAATATTATCTCTTTTGTTGTTTCCTTGTACTTTCATCGTGGTCCATCTGCAATTAGAAGGTTCGTAACCGCCATTCACATCAATGCGGTCAATCGTAAGATTCTCTTGGTAACCGTTTTTTAACGCCCAATCTCTAAATCCTTCAAAATCGCTCCATTCGTTAGCGATTTTAATGCCTCGCTCGCCGTAGTGGATGTAGTTTTTATCGTTAGGATTCAAACAACGATCTTTCATATGAGCATAAATGCGATATAAGCGTGTATCAGCCATATCATGCGTTGTATTGCGTTCAACAGTCAACTCATTCGCTAAACATCCACAACTATTAGTTTTACCTCTCAGCAAATCATTTGTAGTTGGAGTAGAATGATTTCCACACTCACATTCACAGTACCACAAATTATGACTATGCTTGTTTTTACCATAATGATAACGTACAGTTAAACGTCCGAAAACTTGTCCAGTCAGATCTTTAAAACGTTTGTTTGTACCTTTCCAACCAGGAGAACATCCACAATGAGGGATTTTAGTAGTTTTTAAATTGCTCTCAGTTTTAATAGTCATATTTCCGCATTCACAGCGGCATAACCATTGTTTGTGACTATTTTTATTTCTACCATTGAATTCAACTAACGTAAGTTTCCCTAACACTATTCCTTCCTTAAATTCCATTTATACCCCACCTCTTTTAAGGTATTATATCATAAGAGAAGTAGGATTATAAATGAACTATATTATAGCATTTCCTTAAGCATCGAGAAGGTTTCAGGCATATCCCAATCTTCGAAAGTAAATTCGATTTCGTCTTCTAGGTATTCTGCGTCTGCATCAAGTGCAGCAATAGTGCCACCATCCATATTACAATCGATTAAGATAGTTGTTTGACGACCAACTGTAGATGAACCATCCTCATTAGTCACCTGAATATCAAAGTAAACATCCTCACCGGTATCTTTGTATCGTTTTAATAGCTTTCGGAATATCGATGTATTGAAGTAGAATGTTGCACTACCTGAATACTCAGCACCAGTTGCTTTATTACCTTTACTAATACGCCCCATGATTGGTACTTGTGTTTTTGTTTTATCCATTTTAGCTTCTAAATTAATTAACTGTGCAAATAAATAACGGTTGCCTTCAATAGTTACATATGCTCGTCCTTGTGCGCCATGAATAGCATCACGAGCATGCATTGTTGCGTTTGCAAAACACTGAAGATCTAATGGAATTAGCACTTTATTTGGTTTCAATATGATTACCTCCTTTAAGCCACCATTGTTGTCACGTAAAGTTGTGACATCGTTAATGTATTAATAATTTCTTCTTGCACGACTACAGCTCGTTTCGATTCGCCTTGTCCAACCAATAACTTCTCTTTATCGTAATTTTGGATAGCGCGAATACGCTGCATTTCACCACGATGTTTACCAATATCATTCCATAGAGAAATACGGCCATCATCATCATTTGGTACTTTTCCTAAATAGCGTGTATTAAATAAGTGGGCCGTATCAATTGCAAGTTGATCTAGTACTCGAATAGTTTGGTTGAATGAGAAATCATCATTTTTATCTGTTCTGAAAGATGTGAATGTATTTACATCTTCTAACACATTGAAATCATCACCTACTCTATGGAAAACGTATTTACCAGAGTTCAAAAGCATTGTTAATTGAGGTTGTGTCTTAGTTTCAGACATATCGAGCTTGTGTTCTCCGTTGTAAGTACGATTTGTGTTCGACTGGTTCACTGCTACACCAGCTTGTACACCAGTAACCCAGTAAACAGCACCAAATGCTTCTTCACCTTCGCCAATAGTATCGTTTTGCACATCGATGATTCCCTCATGATCAGCAGCACCTAATTTATGACCTACTAACTGGAATTTACCTCCGACTTCATCACGAATGCGTTTTGTATACTCCATATAAAGTGATTTAATAATCGAGTCATCAGATAAACATCCTAATGTGTTAAAGCCATAGGCCTCTAATTCATCGAGTGCCATTTGATGAGATGTTCCTGCTGTTAATGCTGTTGCTCCGTTATTTCCGCCTTTTAAAGGTGCACCCGCAGTTGCAGCTAAAGTTGCATCATTTTTGAAATCTACGAAATCATTCGGCTTTAAATCAGCAGCAGTTGAGATAGCATTTTGTTCATCTATCAACGTGCCTTCTAAAAAGCTTTTTACATCCCATTTTGTTGGCTCGTCTACATTTGCCTGAATAACGATTGTAATATCATTACCACGCACACCTTTGTATTTAGCAGTAGCAAAATCATTAGTAGCTTTTGAACCACCTAGATTCAATTTATAGAAGAATACTGTAAGAGCGCCTTTAAATAGATCACGAACACCTTTCAATTTCGGATGTGTGTACTCATAACCGAAAATCCTCAAAGAATCTTTTTGTAAATCTTCCTTCGTTACAGTCATAACTGCATCATCAATGCCCCAGTCAAGAGCAATCGGCAATGCTGCGTAACCACGATCTGATAAATTGACAAATGCTCGTGCTTTACTAATAAAGTTGTGATACGTACCAGGTAACACTTTATTTTGTGTTAACCAAAAGCCTCCGCCCAATGCCATTATGCTTTACCTCCTTCATCAAATTGTTTTAGTATGTTGTCTACTTCAGCGAATGAATAACTTTTGCCACCATCTAACAATGCATTCAATGCATCACGACGATGGACATATTTTTTACTTTGAACTAATTGGTCCTTTGCAAATGTTGGAGCTTCACCTTTCGGTTGTGTATTGTTAGTTCTCGCCATCAGGAATCACCCTTTGCTTATTGATATATTGCTCTAATGAGCCCATGAAAATCTTTTCTTCGATTTCTTGTAAGAAGAAATTAAAATGAATAAAGTTATGACCTATTCCGTCTACAACCTCACTGTTTGCTCTTGTTCCAAGCATTTGCGAGCCATTTAACAATGTTATTCCTTTTAATGCTTGTTGTACCTTCAAAGTCATATTAGACGCCTCAGACAAGCCGTTTTTAGGGAAATACTGCACATTGAATAATGTTGTTACCTTCCATCGTTTGCCGATTTGTCTGATATGCTCAAGGTTCAAAAATTGAATTAAAAAAGCAGGAGTCTTAAACCCCTGCGGTACTTCATCGATATACTTTTTGTAATCTGCTCCAAAAGCTTCGTGAAGCTTAACGGATATAGCATTTTGAATATCATTAATCTCCATCGAAAGCCTCCTTTAGCATGTTAAATAATTTTCGTTCAAGAATCGCTGGAGCTTGTTGTTCAACTTGATCAGCACTTATAGTCATCATAAATCGACCATTTACCCAACCTTGATGATTAGATGTGCGGTGCCCAAATTCCACATACTGAGCATACTCTGTGTTGTTTATAACCTCGATTTCATAGATGGCACCATTTTGTTTTACTTGCCCAATAGTCCATCCACGTCTTAACGTTCCATCTTTAACAGGTGTACGTCTAATCACCTTGCCTAATAATCTAGCTGCCAACTCTTTAGCGGCATCCTCGCAAAACTTTTTGTAATCAGTCTTTGCTAACTTAGCTAACTTTCGCTCGAATGCTTTCAACTGTCGATAATCAACACGTCCTCCTCTGCCCATTATGCGTACTCCTTAAATAACTCTAAGACAATTTCTTGATGGTCCATAAAGATACTGGGTTTGCCTGAACGAGTGTACTCTTCTGTTACATTATCTTGAGTAACGATGATTTTACATCCAGCAGGTATTTCATATTCATTACCTAATGATAGTTTGATTTGTTCAGCGATTTTAGCTGGCCCACCAGTTGAGGAAGCACTTGTTAACTTCGTATGAGATAGCTTGCATTTAAGATCCTCATACAGTGTCGATTCTCCAGGTTTCGTAATATGAGTAACTGGATCTTCTACATCTTGCCATGCCTTTACTGTGCATTTACCTCTCCAAAGCATTTCTAATGCCTTACGTCTCGCGCTTACCATGTCAGCACTCTATAGTGAACAAAATCAATTTCATTGTGTCGTAGGTAGGACATAAAAGCATTAAATTGAGCTTCTGGTGTTGTGTTGGCTTCGACAGCAAAGACAGTGTTTGTATCACCATCCTGCACTTGCTTTGCAACAACTTCGAAGTTCAGTGTTTCGACATCCAATAAGCCCATAGCTTTTTTAGTAAGTAAGAACTCTCCTGCTACCATATCAATAGCTACTTCTTTTAAACCTTTTGGAATTGCTGATAAATTTGTTTGGTTTTTAATGTGACTAGTTACTTTGTCGATAGCATGCTTCAACAACATATCGTCTGAACTACTTGAGCACTAGATAAATTCACTCC